TATACTGTAGGTGACACATTTACATGGAGTGCTGCCGGATGGTATGCACCATCTGTAATAACAGTTGCTACTACTACTGGTAACGGTAATATTAGCGGTGTAACGATTTCAAGTGCAGGTACCACTGTTAATGCAAGTATCGGCAATACTACTACATTTACTAGTTCTAGTACAGCAAATGCATGGGCAACTAGTGCAGCATTTAGTCTTCGCTGGGATGTATCTGGATTAGCTGCTTACAATACAGGCGATTACACCGTTCCGCCATCAAACCCAGTGAGTTTCACAGCACAGACTGGTTACGGAACTGGTGCTGCTGCCACAGCAACATACGGTATTTCGTCTACACACATAACAACCCTTGGTGCAAATTACCAAGCTGTGCAAGTAGCAGTTAGTGGCAATGGCGGCGCTATCGTAGCTGGCACAGTAAATGGCGGCGGCGCAGTTAGTTCGCTAACAGTTATTGCACCCGGTACGTTTGGACCTACTCGTCCTACACTTGCAGTGACTCCAATTGCAAGCACCGAATATGCCGAGGTAATTAAAAACCTATCGGTAACTACATTTAATTACAATACATACGAATGGGTTGCAACAGGTACTGTACCTGGTCAAGGACAAGCAGTTATCCAAACTGCTTAAATAACTGCCCTGCAAGAGCAGGCAGACTCAGCAAAACCCCAGAAATTAGCCGGAGCGAAATTTCTGGGGTTTTCGCTGATTAAAATAGTTTACGGATATCGATATGATCCGGAATTTTACTTATCTCTTTTACAAAAAATGCACATAACGGATTTTCGTCATCTGATAACGGAACAGCTAGTAAGTGGCCATTTTTAAGTTTTGGAAAGTACCACTTAACATCAGGCCATGTGTTAATTATTTCAAGTCGTAAAAAACTAGGCATGTATCCCTTTATAGGATTAAAACAAAATACATCAAAGTCCTTGTCCATTAGATATACTAACGGCATAACTTCTAAATCACCGATGTTTCTGTCACCTATTACAACGCTCCAATCAAGTGGCATCTGAATGTTGTATTGTCCTATCTTTATGTCGATGCACGGGCTATTAAAACTTTCTAAAAAGATTAATGGTAGAAAATAATAGTCAACATCTGCTTGATTTGAGTAATCTAGCACGCAGTATCGAAGATCATCTATTTTATCTGGTATTTGATTTATACAATATGGTTTATTGTCATGAGTAAGAATTCTTATGATACTTCTCCTGCCGAGTATACAATGGATATTTACGGCAAATTAATCAATATTTGATAAAATTATCAATAAGATATTTTGGTAGTACTTGATGGATACTGTACATCGGCATAAAATTTTCGACGCTTTAATAAGTGCCTATTTGAAAATTTACATTTACTTGCAACATCGTAAATTGCAACGGCGTCTTTATCATCTGCCTTTCGCAATCCGCGTCCTATACTTTGAATCACACGCACAAAGCTTTTCCCTGGTTCTAGCAATATCAGATTGAATATTCTGTTGATGGAAATACCAGTTGATGTTGTACCGTAGGTAGCTATCATTATAGCATTTTCAGCAAGATTAATTTCCTTGTAATGCTCCTTACGCTTAGTACTTTTCATTTGGCCACTGATGAACGTAGCGTCAGGTAACAATTCTTTTAATATTTCACCGGTTTCAATTCTATCGATTAATACAAGAGTATTACCTGTCTTGCCAATTTCTGCTATTTTTGTAGCTAACCATTTTAATCGATCTCGATTAGTAACAAGATATTTTAGTTCTTCTTGGTAATTGTTGTATACAGCAGTATCTTGTGTGTGCAGTATATTAACGTGGCATTGCGCTAGATGTCCTTGATCCTGAAGTTCTTTGGCAGTTAATTTGCCGATTATAGGACCAACAGCACTGTACAGACTAGCTTGATTGTATTCTTCTTCTGGTATTGTACCTGTTAATCCCCATCGAATTGGTATATTACCAAATGTTGTTGTAAGTAGCCCGTGCAATATATTCATATTTTTAATACTATGACAGTTAGACACTACGGCACGTTCTACGATATAATTGTGATCATCTTGTATATGTAGGTTATAAACTTGATCAGGTTTACTGATTTCTCGGCGACTTAGCAGTTTCATATAGATATCCTATCTTTCTTGCTGTGTTGGAATCAAATCTAGCTAGATCTGGTAATAGTATATTAGATGTTAGCCATTGTTGGTCAACTAGCAATATTTTATAATCGTGTCGTTTTGCACATTATTATTAATCCATTCGACAACTTGATTAATAATCTATTATAGTCATCTATTCTTAGATTTTGATTATAATTTTCTAAAATACTATCGAATCGTGCTATTATATTTTCATACGTTGCCATAAAATACCTATATGTCTTTGACTGTATGTATGTATTGTTAATAGTCGATAATGTCGTGATCAGGAGTTAATTTGTCGGCTCGACACCACCCAATAGTGGTTAAAAACTTATGATTACCGGTAACCTGTATTTTTGAATGATTATCAAATTCTAATTCATACATCTTTTCATTTGTTGAATTGGTTAGATTGCAATGTTGTTTTATTACGGTGTCAAGTTTGAATTGTTGTAACTTCTCGGAATAGTTGATAACCTGTTGCCCAGCAGATATATCCCTTATTGGAATATATCCGGTAGGTGTTAAAACACGCATATCGCCATTAAAACATTCATCGCATATAACTGCAACAAGTCCATCCAAAAAGACCGACAACTGCTCGTCATCCAGTGCGTCTTTACTTTTCTTATCTAATACATTAAGACTTTGCCATGTACAAATAGTATGGGTTCTGCTGTATTCTTTTCGATCACCATACAATACACCCACATCTAATCCAATATTTCTGTAATCTTCTTCTGTTTGTTGTACTAGATTTTTATTTGGCACTATCACTATAGTGCGGCCGTATTTCTCTGCAATTTTTGACAAACTGGAAGTTATGATTGTTTTACCCGCGCTAGTCGGAGCTACCGATATCCCTTGCAAATTATTAATACACTCATTGATCGCTTGTACTTGATAATCGCGTAACATGATAGGTTCACCGGCAGCGCGGTGATCGGCTGGCCAGCTAATATGACTTAAATAGTTCTCGTCAATTTCGTCAAATTCAAAATTATGTATAGATCGTTCATCTGATATCTTAAACTCGTAACCTTGGTCTACTATTACTGGTAAGATTTTATCTAGAAGATTAAGATATGTTCGCCCGCCTAGTGTACAAAAACTAGTTGTACCGTCCCAGCGACCAAGCTTATATGCAGGACTGTAGCGAGCATTTGGTAAAAAATACTTCACTGCATTAACACATAGTCTGCGAGTAGTTAGATCTAATCCTTCGATTTTAACAGTGACTTCCGACTCGATAATAATCTCTGCTGTTTTCGTCATCCACCTTTACTCCCTAAGTTAACATCTTCCATCCCAACTACACGGAGTCGAACTATATGACCAATTTGCCATGCTTTAATATCCAACCCTTTGATCAGTGCTAAGTATCGATTTCTAATAAGACTTATTTCGTTGATTATTATACTCAAATCAACGATGTTATCTTCACCATCGATATATTTTTCGATACTACGATCAGTTAATTGACGATTATATCGCTCAAGATACTTGCGATAATGATCGCTGCGCATCTTATCGTATTTGATGTTTAGGTATTTGAGAATCGCTTCGATTTCTTGCAATTGACCAAATCGATAAGATGTTATTCCTGATAATTCCTGCGAGTTTTTTTCTAGATTGCCAGTTATTTTAGTTTCGTTCTTGGCAAGATCTAACTCAGTATTATAATAATCTATCGCAGTTGGAAGTTCCGCTAAGTTGCTTACTACTCTGTTATACCACATGTGTCCTCAATAATTTCACTTTTTGTGAAATTCGGTCAATTTAGAATCTATAGAGTTAAGCAATAGCAATAGTTTATATTGAATTTCGGTTTGTAACGAAATAGTTGCCAGCACATTAGTGGTAGTTACTGCAACAGACATTCTATTTTGCATATCTGCTAGTTCAACATCGGATATGATAGTAGATTGCGATATACTATCTAATGGAGAATTAAACTGGGTAGACTGCTGAGGGTGAGATATATCACCCTCAGCAGTCAAATTCCTGCTCAATATATCGTGAAATTTATTCTTCTTCATAATCTGATTCTTCGTCATAATTTTCGTCGATACTGTTTGAGATTTCATCGAGTGCGTAGTCTATATTGTCGTCTTCGTCACGCAATGCCTTTAAATCGTCTATATCAACACCATGTTCCATAAAGACTCGTAAGAATTTTACTGCGGTATCATTTTTTTTACCAACAGGGATATAATCTGCAAAAAATTCCCACAGATCTAAAAGCGTATCGTCGGTAATTTCCATGTTATTCTCCTGTGTCGTCCAATGTAATGTCAATATCGTCGTGAACTAGTGTTAGCTTTGTCTCGTCCCACTCGCTCATAATTATATCAAGTAGGCTATCGGGTATTGAATTTTTGAAATGTTTATGTTCTTTTCCAGAGTGATCAATGTACTTTAATTTTGTACTATCCTTTATCAACACACCCTTCTTTTCAAACATATCGATGAGTCCGCTATATGGATCCATACCTGATTCCCACGGAATCTTAATTTCAACACTCTCAAATGGTTTATTATATCGAGTTTTCATAATCTTACATGCAGCGCGAATACCACGTACATCTGTAACTTTCTTACCATCTTCGTCTTCCTTGAGCTTACGACGTTGCATTGCTACTACAATTGAACTAGCATACACAAATCCTTGGCCGCCAGAAATTTTATCATCCGGGTCAAACATATCCTGACTGGCATAGCTATGATTAGTAACCACCATACCAATATCGTATTCGCCAAACATGTTGACACAGTTTCGAACCAGTGCAGCAAGAGCCTTTGGTTTACGACCCATATCACCCTTTAGGTCGCCTGACTGGAACTGATTAACATCGGTAGGTGTAAGTAGCATTCCAAGACTATCAAGAACAAACAATATCTTTGGACGTTCGTTTTCATCGACGTTATCAAATCGAGTCTTATAGTCCTTCATGAAATCGCTCATGAGTCGCGCAACATCGTCAATCATTGCCATATTAACTTTGAGTAACTTGTCTTCACTTGTATCTACACCTAGCGGCTTTAGCCAGTTCTCATCTAGTGCATTTTCAGTGTCAATCAATACAACAAATATTCCTTGCTGTTGCGCATTTCGTATTAAATTACCAGAGCAAATATAGCTTTTGCCACTACCGCTCTGCCCGGCAAACATGGTTACCTTACCCAATGGGATACCACGTTTAAAATTACCGGAAATACCGTAATTCAATGCGTAGTTACCTGAATCAATCCAATGCTTTGGGTCGTGAAATCCCAACGAAATACCAGGAATATTCTTTGTTAGGTCTTTTCTAAATTTTGATAAATCAAACGGTCTCATAGATTCAAATCTCCTGTCATAATAATACT